ATTTTTTTTTATTATTTTTGCATCAGTTTTGAAGGTTGTTATACCTTATTTGTTTGTTCTTTGACTTATTGTTACAAAATTATGACTTCACATTTAACACTCGTTCGTATTAAGACTTCCTCGTCTTTGGATTCTATTCAAGGAGAGTTGTATGTCAATGGTTTGTTCTTCTGTCATACGATAGAAAGATTAAGTAAGGCAGTCCCTAAGGGCTGCTATCCTCTCGGTGTCTCTTACTCGCCACGTTTTAAGACACGTTTGCCTTATTTGTCTGTTCCTCATCGCTCAGGTATTCGCATTCATGCTGGTAATACCGCAAAGGATTCTTCAGGCTGCATTCTTGTTGGTAAGTTAGATGATTGTTTCACTATTATTAATTCTCGTGTAACGTTGAAAATACTCCTTTCTTCGTTAGACTATTCGTTTAAATCTATAATTATAAAGTAGTATGGATAAAAAGACTATTTGGAATATTGTTTTTAAAGTTGCTATGTATGCACTTGGTTTGCTCACTGGCGTAACTGCCTCTGCTTCCGATTTGCTTTAGCTTTTATGTTTGTATATTATGTGTCAGAATCTCCCTTTTACTAAGTGTCTTCACCCTATTAAGGTGAAGACTCTTAGGGGTATTCAACTTGTTAAGTGTGGTAAGTGTCCCGCTTGTGAAAATGCTTTGCGTTCTGAACTTCGTGCTAAGGTACAATTTGAAGAAAATAATGCACTTGCTTGTTTCTTTATCACAAACACATATTCAGATGCTAATCTTCCTTTGTTTTGTTTACGTAATGATTTGATTGAAGATAGCGATAAGCAATATACTAAATCAGGCTCTATTATTGATGATGAGTTTTATCGTTCTTATAAATCTCTTAAGTATACAGATATTTATGGCGATAAGCACACTTTTGATGGTTCTTTCTCACTTGCTTCTCGTAATGTTGGTTTTTTCCCTTTATCTGAACGCATTCAGAAAGATAATTATAATAAAAAACTTGATTCTTGGTGTCTTGATTTAGATAACTCTATTTATTCACGTTGCATTCTTGGATATGCTTCTGACCATTTTGATAATTTGTTAGCTGCTTATCATTCTCAACTTGAAAGTAATGTCGCTAAGTGTTGTTCTTTAGGTGTTCGAAATCATTCTTTGTCTTGGTATGATTTTGTTGATAATAATTACCTTGGATTACATCATTCAGATTGCGTTCCATTGCTTTATTATCCTGATTTGCAGCGTTTTATTAAACGTTTAAGAAAGTTAATTACAAAATTATTTCCTGATGAAAAGATACGTTACTACGCTATTGGAGAGTACGGGACAAGTTCCTACCGTCCGCATTGGCATATCTTATTGTTCACCAACTCGCCTAAAGTTACCTCGTGGTTGCAACAGTCCTTTTACAAAAATGATGTTCTTTCAACAAAAGATAGAACAATTAACGGCTCCTCTATTTTGGATTCGCTCTGGCAATATGGTACTTGTACTATTGATAAGACAGATGGCAAAGCTAGTGGATATATTTCAAACTATGTTGTTGGCACTTCTGTGCTCCCAGAAGTACTTAAACGAGTTGCTCCTCAAAAAACCTTCCACTCTATCCGATTTGGTTGCCCGTACAGGAAGAGCGAAGTCCGTGACTTGCTTTCTGAACGAAATTATGAACGGTTCTCCAAAATTGAATATGTTGACCCTACAGACTGCACTTTGCAATCTCGTCCCTTATGGCGGTCGTATTACTCTCTTTTCTTCCCTCAATTTGTTGGAATTAACTCTTTGTCTGATGAAGAAAAATATAGAGTACTTACGGTGTACCCCAAACTTGCTTCATGGTTCTTCGAAACTAATGTAAGTGAACTTGCACGTAAGATTTATTTTTGTTGTATCGCCCCCTATCGAAAAGGTAAGGTACTTGATGAAGTTAATGAACAAATCGCTAAGTTTTTTGATTGGTTTGATTGGTCTTATGGTACTTCTTTAACACTCTCACCACTTCTTGGTGTGCTTTATGCTTCTAAGCGGTTTTTATCCATTTCTTCCGATTTTGGCTTTACCCCTAGACATTATTTTGATATATGGCGTGATTTTGTTAATTGGCGTGATTATAAGTGCCTAGTACAACACTTAAATGATTGCCGTACAAATGAAATTTATCTTAATTGTTATTATAAAATTTATTCGGGTACTGATATTTCTTTTGATTACTTAAATGATTCTGCTTTATTTAAAACATTCCGTTATGACGCTTTACGTACTAATCAACGGCTTGTTAAACATAAGGCTTTTGTTGAACAACTTAAAGGTATTTAATTAATTATGTCTAAAGATTCCAATATTATGGGCTTTCATTCTATTAAGAATAAGGCTCATTTTAACACATTTAATCTTGACCGCCGTAACTTGTTTACTGCAAAAATTGGTCAATTACTTCCTATCTTTTGTGAGGAGGTTATACCAGGAGACGAGATTCATATTAACATGCAGCATTTTTCTCGTTCTATGCCTGTCCAGACTGCTGCTTTTACTCGTCTTAAGGAGAATATACAGTTCTTTTTTGTCCCTTACACTTCTCTTTGGTCGTTCTATCGTGACGCAATGAAGAATGTGCCTACTAATCAGTCTGGTTTGCCTAATACTATGCGTGCTGAGTCTCCTTTTGATTCTACTCCTCTTTCTTCAGAACTTCCTAGCTTCTCCTCTTTTGCGATTTATAAATGGTTCAAATATGTTGCTTCTAAGTTTGCTGATTCTGATGTCAATAATGTTGGTGGTTCTCATGCTCTTCGCCTTACTGAAAGTGCCCGTTTGCTTCAGTCTTTAGGCTATGGCAATTTTACTACCCTTTCTAAAATCTATCGTGATAATGAGGAGAAACCTACTACTCTCATGCTTGATGGTAAAGCTATTGTTGGTGTTGAAGCACCGAATACTGATACGGGTGTTCGTGTTTCTCCTTTCCGTCTTCTTGCTTATCACAAGATTGCAAATGATTTTTATCGTTTTGCTAAGTGGGAGGAGTATTGCGCACCTTCTTGTAATGTTGATTACCTTCCTCAGTCTGCACCTAAGATGGATTCTTATCTTGATTTTTCTGCCTTTGATTCTTGGACTTCCCGTGACAATACATTGAATTCTTATTTGTTCGATATGGAATACTCACGTCTTCCTCTTGATCGTTTTAACGGTGGTCTTCCTAAGGCTCAATTTGGCGATGAGAGTGTTGTCAGTCTTGGTTCAGGTTCTCCCGTTTCTGTTGTTGGTTCTTTAAAATCTACTTCAGAGAGTGTTCTGAGTGGTTCTGCTAATTTTGCTTTGAATTCTCCTGTTTTCATTGTTGGCGATGATAAGTCTTCTGGTACTTATAATGTTGAAGCAGAATTATCTTCTGCTGGTAATAATTCAAGATTGCTTGTTGATGGTACACCGGTTTCTTCAATCTCTGCTTCTACTCAGGGTACAGATAATGTCAATGTTGTAGGTTCTGTTAAACCTACTATGGTTAACGTTGCTTCTGCTTCTTCTGCTTCTGAACTTTCTGTTATTGCTTTGCGCCGTGCTACTGCCCTTCAGCGTTATAAGGAGATTCAGGAATGTAATGATACTGATTTTTGTTCTCAGATTGAAGCTCATTTTGGTGTTCGTCCTAATAGTCACGGTACTAAATCTAAGTTCTTAGGTGGTTATTCTTCTGTTTTCGATATTAACCCCCAGATTAATCAAAATTTAGCTGGTGATAATGTTGCTAATATTCAGGCTACACCTACTTCTTCTTCAGGTGGTAAGTGTTCTTTTAAAGTTTCAGATGATTATGGTATTGTTATGGGTATCTATCGCATTACTCCTCAGCTTGATTATGCTGATTGTGGCTTGGATTCTCGTAATCTTATGGTTAATGCTTCTGATTATCCTATTCCTGAACTTGATAGTATAGGAATGGATACTTTGAAAGTTAATTCACTTGTCGTTAAGGATTACCCTATCAATGGTAATAATGACCTTGGCGGTTTAAATACTTCTTATGCTTATGCACCTCGTTATCTTGATTTCAAGTTGAGTTTTGACCGATTTAGTGGTGCTTTCCTTTCTAATCTTCGTACTTGGGTTACCGGACAGCAAATGGATATACTTCAAAAAGCCGCTTCTAGTGCCCCTGTTGGTGGCTCTCTTGGTCAGTTCATTTATAATCTGTTATACTGTCCTCCTAAGTTGTGTGAGAATGTTTTTGTTAATAATCAATATGATGGAATTGATAATGACCAGTTCATGATTGGTTCTTTCATTGGTTGTTCTGTTAAGCGCAAGCTTTCTGTTTATGGTCTCCCTTATTCAAATTAATTATGGCAAAGATTGTTTTTGTTCCACCTTTTGGTGAAGATTTGCAGCTTTCTTGCGTTGATGGCTGCTATGAGGTTTCCTCAGATATTAACGTACTGCTTAATCTTAATAAAAAGGCTCAAGATGTTCACATGGCTGAAAATATTTTGGCACGTGTTCGTGAATTACCTCGGAATGATTCATCTGTTGATTTGTCTTCTGAAAGCGGTGCTCCAACACGTTTCTTTGATTCTCTTTCCGACCGCTTGGCGGTTGCTAAAAATGAGTTGAAGCGTCTTGATTCCGAGCAAGAAAAGTATAAAGATTCTGCTATGAAACGTGCAGCTTTTGAGCGTGTTAAGGCTCTTAAGAAAAAACTTGGTATTGAAGATTTGTAGCTTATGGATTGGGTTTCTCCTGTTCTAGGTGCTGGCGCAAGTATTGCGTCAGCCCTAATTGGTAGTTCTTCCAAAGATAACTCTTTGGCTGGTTCTTATATACCACCTAATTATAATAAAGTTACTTGGAAAGATGGGCGTTTAGCGTATTATGACCCTACAACAAACGAGACTTTTGATTATATGGATAATGCCACTAAGTCAAAAATTCCTAAGTCTGTTTATTGGTCAATTATGATGAATCAAGCAAACCAGATGTTTTCGGAAAAGATGTGGAATGCACAGAATGAATATAATACACCTTTTAATCAGGCTCAACGTTTAAAGGCTGCTGGTCTTAATCCTTATTTAGCTATGCAGAATGATGGTTCTGTCGGTATGGCTGAATCTGCTTCTGTTCCTTCTGGCTCTGCCGATATGTCTTCAGGTTCTGTTGATGCTTCTTTGGCTGCTTCACGAAGTCAATTAATTGGTTCTATGGGTAATACTTTGCAGTCTGCTTTTTCTAATATTAATCAGCAAAAAATTGCTTCTGCACAAGCTGATAAATTGCAATCTGAAACAGATTATCAGAATATTGTGAATAAATTTGCTATTACTGATATGATTACTAAGTTGCAACAACGTATGGCTGAAACGCATGACACTGAAGCCAGAAAACGTTATCAGGATATTATTAATTATATTACCGATTCTTCTAAGGAATATCTTATAGAGAAAAATCATTCTGATGCAGTAAATTCTTTAAATACTACTATTCTTCAAGAAGATGAGCACAATTTAAATGCTGCACGTTTACGTTCTCAAAAGCTTGAGGGTGATTTGCTTGCCGTCAATTTAGCTTGGCTTCCTAAAGAAAAAGCTTCCGGAATTGCTCAGGCTTATGCCCAGGCTTATGCTTCCACCGCTTCTGCCAAAGCTTCTGAACAAGCTGCTTTGAATTATGCTGCTGATACCTACGGTAAACATTTTGATAATAAGATGCGCGATGAGTTACGCGCAGTTATTAGGAAGTCTGAACAATCTCGTTATGCTTCTCAAAGTACTTCTCTTGACGTTCTTAAAGAACAACTTCGAGAAGCTAAAAAGAATAATAATACTTATGAAATTCGCCTTATTGGTGATATGATAGGTAAAATAACTGGTGGCTTCCAAAATTACGCTGTTGGTAAACACATGCTTAAATAGTTTTTTGTTGTTGTCTTTCTTATACCGTTAGCCGTTTGTCTACTATTGTAGGCAGACGGCTTTTTGCATTTCTGCATTTTGCTAATTTACTTATCTGGATTCAGTATTTTATTTATTCATTTTATTTATTTATTACTGATTCTAGATTTTAAATTAGCTATCTAATCATGCAGCTATTAAGCACTTTTTTAGTGCGCTGCCTTTACCCCCTTGTTTAATATTGGTTGAAGTGACACCATAAAGTTTCTAAACACTTCAACATGCTTGCCTTTAGTTTAGGCAAGTTTCTATGTGCGAGTTTCCGCAGAAGGAAACGACAACCCATTATTTTAAACTCTATCCGTTAGGCTTTCAATACTTATGAAAAACACTAGCCTTTTTGTTTCTTTTTGGGCAATGCCAAAAAGAAAACTCTCGGTAGAGCCCGCGGAGCGTAAACGCGCTCGGTTCCGCGCGCTAGGCGGAACTCAGGTTATAGGGCTGAAAGCCCTAATCGCCTATCCTCGCCAACTTCTGAGCGCAACATAATAGACGTTGCACAATTCGAAAATTGCACGCATGTGAATTTTCGTTTGTGTGACGTTTATTATGTTGTGCGCCCGGCGAAGCAGAAAATGGGCAATAATTTAGTCGTTTAAATTGCGACGGAGGAGCTTTTTAAACGTCTAAATTATGTTCATTTTCACATTTCCGTTGGTCGAACACTCAAGCTTGGCGAAGCCGTTAAGCTGGCGAAGCCAGCTAAATCTTTGTTTATTTATATTAAAGCAATATAAAATTCGTTATCATATTATCGGTTATTATTTTTTTTTATTATTTTTGCATCAGTTTTGAAGGTTGTTATACCTTATTTGTTTGTTCTTTGACTTATTGTTACAAAATTATGACTTCACATTTAACACTCGTTCGTATTAAGACTTC